TACATCTGTTTCGACACTTTGTTTTAACTGGTTAAACATAGTTTCGTAGTCTTGATTCATTTTATCCATTATTTCTGCAAGTGCTAGATTCAATAGCCTAGCTTGTTGGATCGGAATCTTAACTTCGGTTTGCCGACTCTGTTCAGCAGCACGCAGTAATTGAACATATTGCGAGATTGGAGTTGTATTAATCGAATTTTGCATTTGATAACACCGTTTTCATTTCTAATTCTGTTTTAAACGGGCCTTTGCTAGCATACCGTTCAATTGTAATTGCTTTTGGACAAAAACTCTTAACCCATCCTTTGTCAAATTTAATAATATAGTAACCTGCACAATATAAACTTTTGCTTTGGTCACTTTTTGTAAACAATGGTAACTTTCGTTGGACATCATACATTGCATTAAATGGCTTGCAACTTGGAGGGTATCCGTAACACTCGTTTGGTTCGGCAACTGTTACTTTAACCTTATGATCAGGTAAAAAGAAACTTTTTCCAAACTGATTAGTAAGATCCTCTTTTTTATTAAACATTACTTCGCCGGCTTTGCTACTTAATAAAAACCTGTTATTTTCTTTTTTATGTAGAGTTGCAATTTTAGCTCCGTCTTCTTCGACTATCCAAAATTCGCCGTCTACAATAGGTTTGGCATGTATCTCTGACATTAAATATCCTGTGTTAATTTACGCAATGTTACTGCTGAATCCTGATATTTTGCTTGGAAGGGTTCAGCAAATTGTTGAATATTGTCAATCATTCGTTTCATTTCGTATGATTGACAGAATTTTAACATTCTAATCCCAACTTGTGTTATTTCTTTTGGAACTGCATTTGAATTAATCGTGTGGTTTATTACAGATCTAATATGATCTGGTTGAGCAGTTAGATCGATTAGCTTGCGATTACGATCGTAATCATCTAATACACGATGTTCTTGTCCGTTATGGTCAGTCCATCGCTGTAACATTAAGTTATTCCACGCATATCCTTTCGAGTTGCGATCTGCAAACGCCTCTGTTAATCCTGTTTTATTTTTAGTTCCTTTAGTTCGAACGCCGGGAAATGCTGAAAATACATTGTCGCTAGTGTCGCCACGCATACATTTCTCAAACAACATCCACTCGGGATCTAACGGCATTTTAATCTCTCCGGTTTTCTTGTCCTTGACTGGTTTTCCTTTTGCGTCATAATACCCTTCGTGCGTTATAAGAACATCAGCTACACCGTTATACTGACTTACCATAGGACTAATTAATTGCTGAAAATCGCTGTCAGTGCTAATAATTACGTGCTTGCTGTTTGGATGGGCTTGTACCCAACCTGCAATTAAGTCGTCGGCTTCGAGCTGCGGATGCTGCATTACTGTGCAATTTGATTTATCAGTTACAAAGTTTTTAAATTCGTCAAAGGCTTCCCAAAACAATTTGTCTTCTTCTTGTTCCTTGACAGTCATTGCAGCACGGGTTACTGCTCGGTTGCGTTTATAAGGCTCGTAGTAATCTTTACGCCAGCTTCTACCTTCAAGACAAAATACAACATGATGCCCTCCAAAATCTTGCCATGCTTTCTTAATACTATTAAATGTTATATGTAATGCCATTCCTAGCTTAATATCGGCATTACCTTGTACTGCATGTCTTGCTCTAAAAAATGTGTTTGCTGTGTCTACTATAATATAAGTCATAAGTAATATTCCATGTCGGCTGCGAATACAAATCGATTTTCGTCTGAATCAGTGATTCCAGGCCGATGCCACAGTTTACTAGGATATATGTTCCATGTCAATACCTGTGGCTCCATAAAAATCGTATTATTAAAATCTGGGTAATTTAATGCAAATTCAGTACCTGTATACTCTTGCCCTGTAGAAACTTTAGGAATGTAAACATACCAAATACCGCTTATTGTGTTAGTTGTTCCGTTGTTGTCGCTAACATGATGGTTGTGCCATAGGGTATCTCGGTCTTCGGTATTACTTGCATTTGTAATAAAGACCCAACTCATTATGTTTTTAATTTTAACTTCTCGACCTAAAAACATGAAACAGGAGTATATAAAACTTTGCCGCATTTTGAGCCACACTGGCTCAGGGCGTGCGAACAAATTTTCTTTGGTTTGAAATTTTGGACTATTGGTAAAATAATGGCCGGCATCAACAATTGATTTTGCAATAGCCATTATTTCTTGATTATCGTTTTCTGTAATTAACGATGAAAAGTTGTATCTGTCAATGTATTCGTTTTGAGTAACTACTGTTACATTGGTTTTCATTTTACCTCAGCTTTTCCGCCGGTTAATTTTGTTAAGTTAACATATCCTGCTGATCTATTTGTTAGGTCAACACCTGTTTCTGCAGCAGCATTCAAGCAAATGTCTCTAAACCAACGATCAACAATTTCTTCATCTGGGTCGCCATCGTAACCATACCCTTCGCGTTTAAGTTCTAAAATAAAGTAATCGTTCCAATCAAGTTCATAAAAACCATTTCGAATATTATCCTGATTAACTTTAAATGAAAGTACATCTACCCATGGCTCCTTGCGTTTATTTGCAATTTCCTTTGGTGTCAAACCTGTGAATTCTTTTTTAGCTCGACGCCTTTCAACAGCAGCTAACGTTTTAGCTTCTTTTTTTGCTCGTTTTTCTTCGAGGAGTTTTGCCTGTTCGATTAAATTATCAACATCTGCAATTTCTTGATCTAGTTGCGTAATTCTCTCATCTTTAGTAATACCTGCACCGAATATTTTTTTAATAATTTTTTCAAACATCATGTTCCCCAGCTGTTACCGAAGAGCGGAAGGTGAAGCCTATCACTGTACCTTAGCCCATTTTTTAATGCAATATCTGCGACACGTTTGCAGTTTAGATTATACACATCGGTTACACCGCCTACTGGCATTAAATACACCGGCCCTGTAAATCCCGCAGCACGATATATGTCGGCAGTCTCGATTGCTTCCTCTGCATCTTCTTCTGTTGAAATTACAAATTTTAAATATGCATAACCGACTTCTTCGTATTCACACACTACTTCAGGTTTGATTGCAAGGTGTGCAGGTTCACCTGAACAACTCAATTTTGCACTAACGGAAAAAGTAATTGAATCTTTTCCGTGTCGCATACCCCAATTCTGTAAATAGCTTTTGAAATCCGGAGTCAGTGATTGTGTGCCATTTGTTTCAAACGTAATCTCTTTTAATTTACTCATCGATGTATGCGATAATAAATCCGGATAGTTACGCTGCCAGCCTAACAATGGCTCACCGCCTGTGATAACAAGATGTTCACCTTGCCAATCTTTAGTTGGAAGTAAGTCTAAAATTTTAGCAGCTAAGTCGTTAATCCTGATAGTAGGTGATAAATCCTTAAACTTTGGATGCCAGCTTGCATAGCTATCGCAACCGGTAGATACAAGTGGTAATTCTTCATATGAATGATATTGTATACCATTATTAGCAATCGCATCTGCTTGTACACTTAGTTCACCTTTAGGCATACCAAACCCTCTACAAGAAAAATTGCACCCAAACGTTCTAAGGAACACACTTGGCACTCCCATAAATCTACCCTCACCTTGTAATGAGTAAAATATTTCTGATACTTTAAGTGTCATTTGTTATCCTGTGTTAATTGTTTACGAAACTCGTAGCAATCTTTAACTGCAGCCTTTAATGCTTCTGCATAATTTAAGGTTTGTTGTTCAGACATTATAGTTGATTGCTGATACTTAAGATAACCATCAAACCACAAATTCCATGTCATTTTAAGACGATGATGTAACCCATTTAGAAAACTTAACCAACTATATGCAATACTACTTAAAAATGCATTTTCAATTTTATAAGTTTCTGATAAATCAAATGGTCTATCCCAATATGCAGTTTTTTGTGTAGTAAAGGTAGTTACTGTAACGTTAAATTCATCAGCTTCTACCATAAACTCAATATCGTCATCATCGTTACCGCACTCGCACTTAATTGCGTACATTTTACTGTTACCCCAGTCATTTGTTTGCATAATGCCTACTGCTGGAATTTGTGGTTTTAGTTTCATAAAGTTCCTTACTTGTTAACAATACTCATAAATTCTGCACGAGTAGTTGGATCGTTTTTAAATGCGCCGCCTAGTTTACTAGTAACCGTAGAGCTGCCAGTATCTTCTACGCCGCGCGATTTAACACAATAATGTTGTGCATCGATAACTACTGCAATATTATCAGTATCTAAAATATATTCTAATGCATGGAATACTTGTTCTGTTAATCTTTCTTGTACTTGCGGACGTTTTGAAAAGTATTCAACTACCCGATTAATCTTGCTTAGACCAAGTACAACATCTTTTGGAATATA